GTCCAAGTGCCTGTAATGTACGGCGATTTGACACGCCAAGTATCAAGTATCATACGTGATAATTCAGAAAACAAAATACCAAGTGCACCACGTATGGCTGTTTATGTTACAGGACTAGAAATGGATAGAACACGAACAAGTGATAGCAGTTATGTAAACAAATTGAATATACGCGAACGTGCTTATGATGCTGATGGGGGAGAATATTTAAACTTTCAAGGTAAAAACTACACAGTAGAACGTTTAATGCCTACTCCTTATAATCTTACAATGAAAGTTGACATTTGGAGTACAAATACAGAACAAAAACTACAAATACTTGAGCAAATTCTTACACTTTTTAATCCAAGTTTAGAAATTCAAACCACTGACAACTATATTGATTGGACAAGTTTAAGTGTAGTAAATTTAGATTCAGTTACATTTAGTTCGCGTTCCATTCCAGTAGGTGTAGATAGCGAAATAGATATAGCAGACATGACATTTACTACTCCTATATACATTTCACCGCCAGTAAAAGTAAAAAGACTAGGAGTAATAGCAAATATTATTACAAGTATTTTTGATGAATCAAAAGGTGATATAGAATTAGGTTTAAGCGGTCCTGATATCAATAGATTCGATGATGCTATAAAAGTAGGCACAGTAAGCGAAGGCAATGACACTGATAGAGATATAAACACCGATGTTGAAGACACTGTTGTGACAACTACACATAAAAACTACGGTGCATATGTAGATGGTAATATTGTTCAACTTGTGCATAGAGGAACAGTCGGAAATGCTTTATGGGATCAACTTTTAGAAGCTCTACCGGGTCAATATCAAGCAGATATTAGTCGCATACATTTAACAAAACTAGATACTGATTCAACTATCACCGGTAGTATTGCTATTAACGAACTTAACCCAAGACAACTAATTGTAAATTGGGATACTGATAGTTTTCCGAGTAATTCTGTTATAAATGGTCCGGCGAGAGATACTAATAGTTTTACCTCTATAGATTTTATTATAGATCCTACTACATTTAATCCATCTGAAATTAAAGCTACCGGTGTAAGAATACTGCTACTTGCTGACATAGGAAATACAAATAATACAGATGGTCCAAATGCTTGGAAAGCCACAAACGGTGAAGATTTAATTGCGTCTGCAAACGATATAATTGAATGGACAGGATCAAAATGGCAAATAGTATTTGATGCGTCTGAAACAGCAACAATAACTTACATTACAAATCTTACAACAAATGTACAATATCGTTGGGATGGAAAAGATTGGCTAAAAAGTGTTGATGGCTTGTATCCAAGAGGTACATGGAGAGTAGCACTAGAAGGCTAACTATTTGTATGAAAGAAATAGTTTGCAGTGGTGCAATAATCTATACATTAGACACCCAAAGATTTTTATTTTTACATAGAACGAATGGCAAAACCAATCGCACATGGGGTCTTGTTGGCGGAACCAACGAAGGCACAGAAACTCCTTGGGAGGGATTAAAACGAGAAATCGATGAAGAAATAGGCAATATTGATATAAAGAAAACTATACCTTTAGAAACTTTTGTAAGTAACGACCAGAAGTTTAAATTTCACACATATCTATGTGTAGTAGAAAATGAATTTTTGCCTAAACTAAACAGCGAACATAATGGATATGCCTGGTGTGCATTTGGATGTTGGCCAAAGCCTTTACATAACGGACTTAAAAACACTCTTACAAACAAAGTAAATTTAAGCAAACTAGAAACAGTATTTAAAGTTGTAGATTTAATGGAGATATAATGAGCGACTCTATGGTAGATACTGCATATGGCATGGATTTGTTGTGGGCAAGTCATGCAGATTATGCTTGTAAAATTTTAGTATTCAACAAAGCAAAAAATAGGACAAGTATGTATTTTCAAAAAAATACAGATAAAACTTGGTTTTGTAATGCAGGTAAATTTAGGCTTAGATATATTGATGTGAAAGACGGACGTATGTATGAAGCTGAGCTAGAAGAAGGTAAAGTGTTTAATGTACCTCCTTTAATGCCTGTGCAATTAGAAGCACTATTAGACAATTCAAGTATAACAGAAGCTAGTAATGGATACGATGAGTATGATATTTTTCATGTAATACCAGCAGATAAGTGGGACGAAGATGGACAGATTTAATTTATCTAATGAACCTAAATTTGTTAAAGAATGGAATAAGTTTACAAAAGGATTGAAGCAAGTAGAAAATGAACAATATGCTTATGAAATAAATGTTTTAATGGAACAATTAAAAGATCTTGTAAAGAAAATTGATGTTGGTCATGATTCTGACTTCAACGGTTATATAAACCCACACGGATTAATCGATACTAGACATAAAATACAAGAAGTGCGTCAACAATTATATCAAAAATTTCAAGAAATGGGTATTATAATGCGTTAAACGCTTTCACAGTAATTGTTCCTACCATAGGAGCATGTGATGTACACTGATATCTCCAGTTTCCGCTTATTCCAAAAGGCACATGCCAGTATAATGTACCAGATGTTTTATCTTGTGCGTTAGATCCTGTAGATTTTACACCACTCGGTGTATAATGAACCAATCCTGTATCATATTGTGTGCCAGTATTATCTTGTATTTGGAAAGGATGGCTACCCATTGTACCACTATTCAAATTAAATGCAATAGTTGTGCCTGAAATTGCATAAATTGTTGGATTTAGTGTGCTATAATGACTGTCAAATCTATAACCGTTAGTTTGGCTCGCAGTAACGTCGAGTCTAGCTATTGCTGGTTCTGCTATTAAATCAACTTTTAAAGCGGCTGTAGTTACATCTTGCAAATCATCAAAATCAGATGCTCCGCCAGTTGCACTACTATTGATAGTAATTTGTTTTGCGCCTGTATCTACATTAAAGGTTACATTTGAACCGGGCGTAAGTATTAGTGTATCAGTTGCACTTGCCGCAACAACATTATTTCCATCGGCTGCAATAGTTGCAAAACTATTAGAAGCTGCGCCGCCGCCGCTTGCGGCTATTGTAACAACGCCATTAGAAACTTGTACACTTGCTCCGCCCGAACCTGTAAATTGTATTGTACTTCCTACAGGTACACTACTTCCTGTGCTATCGTCTCCAACAAAAATTATTTCATCGCTTCGATCTGTAATTTGATCACTTGTAATATTCAAAGCAGACTGATGTTGTACAACACTACTTTGTGTTATATAGTCGTTAGGAACACTTGCCCAAACAACGGCAGATGTAAGATCATTTGTTTCGGCTGTAATTGCACCTATGCCGGCAGCTGTAGGTGGAGTATATCTAAATACACCTGTAGAATTATCATAACTTATTGCACCGTTACCAGTTGCAACTAATTCATTACCAACACTAAAGCTAGATAGTGTTGCTACAGTTGGTGTGTTTGAAAAATTGCTATAATCTAAGTAGTATGATCCATCAAAACCATCTAAAGTATCTGCATCAGTTCCTGCACCACCTGTTGTTGCATCTGTACCGGGTGCCCATTTTGATCCGTCCCATTTAAGAACTTGTCCAGTTGTAGGTGTTACTGTAGTTGTGTCTACATCACTTAAAAAGTCTACACTAAATGCACTTAAATTTATTGTTACATTTGATGTGTCTGTTGCAATAGCTGTTGCTATGTTAGTGCCGCCTAACACATTAAGTGTAGACTCTCCTGATGCAATTACTTGTCCGTCATCACTTACTATGGTTTTGAATGTATCACCGCTACCTGCACCGCCTGTTTGATCCACAAAAGAAAAATTACCAGCACCGTCTGTCTTTAAAACTTGATCTGCATTACCATCAGTTATTCCAAGATCAAGAATAGTGCTAGGTATTGTTGGAGCACCAGTCAAACTAGCATACGTCCCGTCAAATAACAAAGAACCAGTATCAGTAAGATCGCTTACATCAGCAGGTATAGTTGGTTTATCTGTCAAGTCGTTGTAAGAGCCTGTACCAGGATATGAAATAGAAATACTATTTCC